ATATTACCCTTGATGTCTGAAAAATCAAGTTCATATTTTACACCATATGCCATTATTTAAATCTATTTCTATTTCTTTCTGCTCTTTGTAATGCTACAACTAAATCTTGTCCTCTTAATACAAACTCACCTTGCATAGCACCACCACCTAACATTGTTTTTAATTTACTTAATGGTGCAACTACTTCAGGATTAGATCTTGCACCTGGGTACTCTCCAATCAAAGCATTTGTTGGGCCTGATACAATACCACCTCGTGCTAACTCAATACCTGAAAAAGATGTAAATAATCCTTTTATACCACCCAAATTTTTTAATAATCTTGAACCACCACCTGCACCACCCAAAAATGCACCAAGTAACATAGCTGCTGCTGCTGCTGCCAGTAATCTTGTAACTAAACCTTTTAATATTGTTCCAATTCTTTTCAAAGGATTTTCACCTTGTGATATTGCATTAAATCCTTGCATAATAGCTTGACCTATTTGTGGCATAATTTGCATAGCAAAAAAATCAAATTGAGTTATAATTGGTTCTGTTTTTTTTGGTATCTCCGTAAGAACTTTACCTACTTGAAGTAAAGCACCTTTTATACCTAAAATTTTTCCTGCGATTATATTTAGTTGAAAAGGTGGTAACATTACTGCACCTTTTTTTGTTATTTCATTGACTGTTTCTGCAAGTTCTTTTCCTTTGTCGTTTACTTTATCTACACCCTCACGGCTTGACATTAAAGCAGCTAATAAAGGATCACCACCAAATGTTTGTTCTCTTGTTCTTGGTCCAATAAAATCATCAGGAAGATTAGCAGGATCATTTAATTTAAATATTTCTTTAAATGGATTTTTTATTTTTGATATTTTTAATAATACATCTGCAACTTGAGATAATGGACCACCAACAAATTTTACAATGTTAAAGTTTTTGAGACCAGTTAATCTTTCTACTAAAGCCTTTATTGCTTCATTTGCAGCTATTATTGCACCACCAATAGCTATAAATTTACCTGTGGTTGAAGCTAACATTGTTACTAATGTTCCCAATACAATTAATAAAGGTGGTACTAAAGCAGTTATAATCCCAAATTTTATTATAGCTGCTTGTGTTTCAGGACTTAATCTTTTAAAATTTTCAACAACACTTCTAATTCTATTTGATAATGCAGGTATTCCCTCTTTAAGATTTAAAGCATCTGCAATAACCTGACCAAGTTCTGCAAGGGCAATATTTACATTATCTTTTAGTGTCGAAAATAAACCATTAAGTGTTTGACTAAGTGTGTTCATACCACCTGCAAACTTACCACCCTCACTTGTTGAATCTTTAAATGCTTGATTCAATATATCAAATGTTATTTTACCCTCTGAAGCCATATCCATTATCTCACCTCTTGCAACACTCATAGATTCAGCAAGTATGTCAAGAATAGGTACACCATTGTTTATAAACTGCCTTAAATCTCTTGTCATTACTCTACCCTCTGCTGCTGCTTGACCAAATGCAATTCCAATGCTTTGTAAATCTCCACCAACAATTCCTGCAATATCACCAAGCATTGATAAACTTCCAAATGCTTCATCTGCATTTAAACCAAATCCCATTAAAGTGTTGTTTACTTTGACTAACTCATCTAATTGAAAAGGTGTTTTTGCAGAAAATCGCACTAATCTTTCAAATGCTTCACTACCTTTTTGAGCAGAACCTGTTAAAGTATTTAATGTAGTTTGTAATCTCTCAAAATTTGCTGCTTGTTTTATAGCAATACCACCAAGTAATGATAAAGGAAGTGATAACCTTGTAGATAAAATCCTTCCTGTCCTTGACATTTGATTACCAAAACTCTTAAGTTTATTACTTGAAACACCAATAGCACTGTTGAATTTTGTGTTGTTAGCAATAAAGTCAAATCGTAATTTATAATTTTGGTCTGCCATAGTACAAAAATAACTATTTTTTATTCAACTTACTATTTACAAGATCTCTATACCTTTCAAATTCTTCCCTTGTAGATTTAGCAGTTTTTCTTTTAATATTGTCTTGTGGCAACTCAAACAACTCGTGTGGTTTTATCATTTGAGATTTCTTTGTGCAGTTTACATTATGAATCATCGCAGCTAAAAATCTAAATTGTTCCCACTCTGCATTAATTCTTATAACATAAGATTCAGAAATAAGTTTGTTTTCTTTGAAAGTGTTAGTCCAAAACTCATTGGGGTTAATTCCACAATAACCAATGTAGAAATCAATAATATCTTCCCAAGTTGTTTTATCGCTTACTTTTTTTTTGTGTCAGGATTTCTTTGCATACCTGCATTTAAATCATTACCTAATATTCTTGATTCAGTCATAGCTTTGATTATCTTTTCAATATCATCTGAAGTTGCATCTTCAAGCCAATTACCTACATCAAAATTATCATAATCAATTTCATTTTTATTTTCTTGATCGTATGTTAAAATCCCTGCATATACAATAGTAATTATTGTTTTAAGTGAAGCACCTTTTTCAAATACAGTTCCAATTTCATCAAGAGAAATATCAAGCATATCTGTAAAGGTTGCCCAAAAGTTCATACTAAAATGAAGTGTGCGATTTTTCCCCCCTAATTTAAGAGTGTAGTAACCTCTTTGTTTTGTCATAGAATTTATTTACAATAACAAATATAACAATTACACATTATAAACCAACTTTTAATTTACTGATTCTGTAATTGCACCTGTAACTGTGATTGTTCCTGAATAGGTAACTGCTTCTTCCATTGAACCACTTATTTCACACGAAGAAATAAAACCTTCTCCTGTGTAAACTGTATCTCCTGTTGCAGCAGTACCAAATGAAAAATCTACTTTTTGTCTTGTAAGTAGTTTGTGTGCGATTTCAGCACCACCACTTGAACCATCTGTGTAATCAATCAGACCATCAAAAGAAATCTCTGCTGATCTTAATCCTGCAATCACTTCTGAAAAACCTGATGAATCTTTTGTAGTGGCATCTGCCATGTCGTTAGTAAATGAAATAGTACATGATGTAGAATGTCCGATTGTAGTTGGACTTGAACCATCATCTGCTACTTTTATTAAAAGGTTGCTACCATTGAAAACTGTTGAAGCCATATCTTAAATTTTTATATTACAAATATAATTAAATTTTGATTAATAATTTTTTGATGATTTTATTCCAACCAGTAGCAAACCAATGGTTGAAGTTTCTAATTTTTTGTGCTAAATATTCAAAAATTTTTGCCATGTTTTTTATTTTTTTTCGTTGTGTTTATTTATTGTTTTTTGTATTGAATCAAACCTTACTAAAATCTCCATTGATAATCCTGCTTCAAATTTATGTATCGGTCTGCCATTTTTATATATTACGATTGTAGGAACAGATTTTATTGATTTTTTTACAGCATCTGATTGATCTTCTACATAAGCATATTGAACCTTTGTGTTTTTTAATCTATCCAAACCTTTATAAGCATTTGTAACATTCCATTTGTAATTAAAATGAACTGTTGTTATATCTTGCCCATAACTCAAAGAAGTGATTGTAAATAATAATATTAAAAATATAAATCTCATTAATTATCTTTTGTAATTATCTCAAATAATTTTTGGTCAATATCCTCTAACTTTTCACCATTCTCCTGCACTTTCTCTTGTGTATTGATTATTGTTTCTCTTATTAATTGATCTTTTAAATCATACTCGGTTCTTGAAACTTCAGGTTCAGGTAGCTTCTTAGCTAATTCTATCTCGCCCTGCAAACTATACCACATTCCTGTTACTGTAACAATCACCATTCCAATCGTTATCATATTTTCAACACTTATGTTGAACTTCTTTTTTTTGATTTCTTCTATATCTAAATTTGCCATAACTTTTTTATTTAATTCATTTTAAATGCCATATATATATAAGTATCGCCACTATCGTTTACTCCTTGCTGACTACCCATTGTAAAACCATCACTATCAAAACTTGATACAGTATTTGATTCGCTATCTTCTTGCGAATCTAAATTAGCAAATAAGGTTTGTGGTGATGTCAAACCTCTTACACTATCAAATATTCTCCAAGAATTAGTTGCATTAGTTTGTTTAATCATAAGCCAATCAGGTTGAAACCCTAAGCCTGTTATTGATTGTGTACTTCCATTACCAGTATATGAACCAAATTTACTAAAGCCACTAACTGAATCCCAACAATAAGCAATAAAATTTTCTCCATCTACATTTACATCATTATCTGTACCAATGGAAAATACTGATGATGTAGGTGCAGTATCATTCCAAAATGCAGATGATGTACCTTCTGCGACATCTCTATTTAAATAAATAACTTTTGTTTCACCAACTCCTGTATGATATACTGCCCAATGAGCATTACCACTATGAGAATTAGATAGATTTTTTACAACAATCCATTCTGGTGCTGCACCAAGTCCATGTCCAACAGTTGTTGCAGAGCCAGTCCCATGATACCTTACAATACTAAATCCATTTCCAGTATTTGCATTTATTGTACTATTTATTGCACCATCAGTATTAAGTTGCCATTGGTTCCCTGCTTTCCAACACCAAGCTACATAATTTTGACTACTTGCATTATAATTTGTATTTCCATCAGTAAAACTAAATCCATCAGTATCAAATGAACCTACACCTCTATCTGTTTCTTCTGCATCAGCAGTATTAGGACTTATCTCTCTCCCTGCACCCCTTACACTATCTGATAAAATATGTTCTCTAACATTACCTCTATCTTTAAACCAAGTCAAGTCAGGTTTAAATCCTAATCCTGTAATTGATTGAGCAGAACCTGTTCCTGTATATGTAACTGTTTTAAAACTATTTGCAAGTGTATTGATACTCGGTACATTTTTTGCTATTGCCCAATATAAAAAAGTAGAACCATTATTGTTGAATGAACCAAATCTTGGTATAACAAAACCATTAGATGAAAATCTAAATCCTGCTGTATTTTCATCATCATCATTAGTATTTGCATACATTCTTACTTGTCCACCTCTACGAGAATCCATTATAGACT